CTGGTCGCTGGATTCGTCAGAATTCTGCGACGAATGATCTGTTTCTGTTGTACTCTCTGAAGTAATCTCTGTTGTATTCTCTGTAAGAACAGGCCATTTTGACCCGTTCAGAACAGCGCATTTTGCACTGTTTGATGGTTTCAATTTGCGCTTATCGATAAGGTCATTTTGAACTGTTCGATCAGATGAATTATCACCATTCGATTGGGTCATATTGACCTCATCGGTCAGCAAGTGGTGATCGTAGTTAATCGCATAATAATTAGTGCGGTCATGGTTCGATTTATTGATTTGCTCGATGCGTAAAACACCCTGCTTTTTCAAATTAGTAAAAGCACGTTTAATCGTTGATTCAGAGAAAAAAGGAAATTGATTCTTCCACTCCTCAACTGTGTTATAAATCCAGCGTGAGCCGTCATATTCAACACCTGAAGTGGTTTCAGTTAGCCAATATTGAATTTGCTGTAACAGCATCGCCTCATTTAAACCAAGGCGTACCGCTAATTCAGGAATAACGACTAAAGGGCGACTTTTTAGTAATAATAAACTCATCTTGCCACCTCATTACTTAATACGTGTGTACTTCTCTTTAAAACGCTGTACAGGTTCACACTGTGGGTCGTCACAACCATCAAGCATAAAAATAACGCGCTGTTTTTCTCTGTCATAACGAACAACATGAACAACGATACCTCAGTGATTTTTATAGTAGCGATCAAGTTGGTTTGGGTTCTCATTGCTCATTGTCCCGCTCTCCACTTGAAAAATAAAAATCAGCCCATGCCTTTTTAAGAGACTGTCTATCTACCAAACATGCAGATTTCTTGTAGTTGTCTGGTTGTTCGTCAGAGACTATGATTTCTACATAGCGGAATGACTGACGACCTGAGACAGGTAAACATCGGAATTGCTTTTTAGGTACTAAATGCGCTAATCTACTCATGCTGATTTCTCTTCACATAATTGAAATTGGCAAACCGAAGCCAGCGACCGTGCATCGTTGGCTTCACCCTTTCTGGATATAGCCATTTTTAATTTCTCTTTTGATGTAACGAAACAAATGCATTCATAAATGTGCGGATCTGCGAAATTAAACCATCTAACATCATTTTTATTTTCTGCGATTCTTCGTTATCAATAACACCATCAGCCAAACTATTTTTCATCAGTAACGCTAAATGCCCTTGCATTTCGTCAACATTGCTACGTAATGTGAATAGTTCTGTCTGATCTAAATCAGCAGGGCTAATTCTGTCCACGAGTAAGCGATTTGATTCACGAGCGACAAATTCAGCAAATAAAACGGTCTGAGAAATATCTTGCATCGCTAATAGCTCGTTTAAATCAAATGAACGACAACCGTTTTTCTCATAAAGCTTGTTGTTGAATGATGTTAAAGACAGACCTAGTGCTCCAGCCATCGCCTCACGTCCACCAGCTGTCGCCTCACACATGTCTTTCACTACCTGTTTTATTGATTGATTACTCATAGATACCTCTCTTTATTAAAACCACAGCCATTGACAAAAAGTTTTGCGTGGCATGACGTAATGCTTATCAGGGTTATTTCTGTAAAACCGCTTTGCTTTTAACTCATGAAGCTTCATCCAACGTTTACGCTTTGCTAAAATGCGTGGACTGATACATTCACTAAATATCATCCCTAGAGGGATCATCACTAAAGACGCAAATAACATACCGATAAAGGATGACTTAATATGTTCGATATCTTCTTGGGTCACTTGGTCTCGTTTCTCAAAACCAGCCTCAGCCTTATTACTCTCTTTTGGGCTATTTTTTCCTTTTTCTTGGGAATTTGGCTTGGTCACTCCCTCGCTCGCAGAAGAGACAAGAGGAAGGAGTTCAATGCTATTGCAGATCCCTTGTTCCTGATTCTTGATAAATTTCGCGACGACTGTGTAGATGGAAAAAGAAACATACCTCATATCACTCAAGATAATTTCAGAGCCTTGCGCCCTCACTTGACTACAAAACAAGGCAAGAAATATAACCATGCTGTAGAGCGTTTTTTTGATACCCTTAAACGCAATGAAATTTATGAGGAAGGTCGATATATTCCAATCATTAGATGTCCCGAAGAACTCATTCCTTGTATTAATGAACTTCTGGTTTTTATTAAACGACGTTAATTTTATTGAGTGATTCATTTCCTACCACCATTGATAAGTTCTTGTAGTTAACTGCTTTAAACGGCTTTGTTATTGTTTGTATAAGTTAGGGTTATATTTGAGACCTCCTTTAGTGAGCAAATCAGCCTCGATAGCCCTATTTTTTGGTATTAATTGACCAGGTCTTTTTTTCCATTGATAAAAAGCTTCCGGGGTTATTTTGAAAAAAGTGGCGACTTTATTAGCATCACCGAAATAAGATTCTACTTCTTGTGTCGTCATAAACACCTCCAAATATAAGTTATGTTAGATATTAAGATATAAGTTATCTTTTATCAATAAAAAATAAGATAACTTAGTAATAACCTAACTTAGGATTAGAAGATGGACACAGTGGGAAGCAGAATAAAAAAGCTTCGGCAGGCAACAAAAACAACACAGAATGAATTAGGTAAGTATTGTGGAGTATCTGGTGTTGCTGTTGGTTATTGGGAAAAAGATCTTAATTCACCAAATGGTGAAGCTTTAATTAAATTAGCTCAGTTCTTCAATACAACTGAATCCTATATCCTTTATGGTATATCACAGCAAAATGATAATTCTATAATCACCTCAATGAAGAGATTGCCTGTGCTTTCTTATGTTCAGGCGGGAAAATTTACAGAATGTCTTTCTAAAGAAATATATGATGAAACAATGGAATACATTGAAACGTCAATAAAGGTTTCCCCATCAAGTTTTGCTCTTCATGTTAAAGGGGATTCCATGACCAACCCATCAGGAATGCCATCAATCCCGGAAGGTGTTAAAGTCATAGTGGATCCTGAGGCTGAGGTTATAAATGGTAAAATTGTCGTTGCACGCCTTACTGGAAGCGATGAAGTTACTATAAAAAAACTCATTATTGATGGTCCAAATAAATATCTTTCTCCTTTAAACCCACGCTACCCAAATATTCCTATTAATGGAAATTGTGAAATAGTCGGTGTAGTCAAGGGTGTACAGTACGAAATCTAAATTCCACATCATACAAATCTAATTTATTTTAGATTTGTATTGACATAACATCTAAGTTATCTTAGATTTATAACTAACGAAGCTTAGGAGTTATCATGACAACTGAACCAATAATCATAGCGCCAGATGGTTTCACTAATGAAGATATCGCAAAGTGGATGAGGGGCAAGTTGCAGTGCATAGATTACCTCCTTGTTTTATACGGTAAGCGAGAAAGACTAATGAGCGATGTAAAAAAGCTAGATGCCGAAATAACAGAGTACATCAGTAAAAGCGCTATTCAGATACAAAGTAAATGATTTTTATATGTGAAGAGAATCAATTGTGTGGAGGGAAATTAGCGTGAGTAATGGAAACATAGTTGAACTTAAAGTAAATGGCGCCATGGTATGCTCACTTAACACAGAAGGCGCTAAATCAAATGATTACCTAGAGTTTTTAGGTAGAACAGTTAGCACCCTAATTCATGACAAAACACTTATAACTGTTAGTGCTTCTGACCTTGAGGAGATTGAATCTCGGACTTTTCGAGAGTCTCTAAATGTTTTTCAAGATCAGAAATAATGCCTCTTACTACAGCAGGACTAAGGGCAAAGAAATTCGTTTCCTGAGCTTGTTCTAATGGTTGCATGGGTGAAGATAGATACTGAAGTTTCATAACTAATGCGTCATATCCTTTTAATGGACCGATTTGATAACCAGATATAGGAAATACAGGAATATCATCTTTTTTAGACATGTTTACACCTTTATTGTTGTTGTGGAGTAACAATGATACCACCACCGCCTGAGGTGGAAAATAATCAGGCACAATATTTGAAGTGTGAAGAGAACGTGTGAAGAGAAACAATGGCTGGCTGAGTCTTTTACCATTAAAAGGGGTTGTGGTGATAATGTTCTGCTCAGTCAGCCATTTTATCAAATCTAACAATAAGTAAGGGTACTGGCATTCTTTGTGAAATGTCTTATCCGGGTTGTATCAACTCGCTAGTGCCCTTTCTTATTGTGTGAAAAGATAACATGAGGTTATAGAAATGAGCCAAGAAGATCGTAAGACAAATGTCCCTGCCTTTCTTTCCGAATTAGATGCTGGCGTTTTTGAAAATAAAGTCTCTGCTGTTTTAAATGATGTGGCTTTAGGCGTTTTAAATAATGGTGGAAAAGGCAAAGTCACTATTGAATTAGATTTTGCTCGCCTTAGTAATTCAATGGAAGAAAAACGAGTTGAAATAACTCATAAGCTTAAATTCTCTGCACCAACACCTAGAGGAAAACGGACTGAGGAAGATACCACCAAAACACCTATGTACGTAGGTAAAGGTGGCAAGTTGACCATTATGCAAGAAGATCGAGGTCAATTATTTTCTTTGCAAGGTCGGCCCGACGGGAAATTAAAAGCCATTAATTAGTTTTCTTATTTTTAATTAAACCTATCCATTTAATTTAATACTTTTAAATAAGTAGGAGTCTACTCATGTCTCAATTAGACGGTAATGCTATTTCGCAAATTCAAGATATGACCGTGGCTTCATTAAGCCTCGAAGCAATAGAAAAATCTCTTTGTCCAGCGATTGTGCTTCCGAATGACTTTGAAGTAAGTAGTTTAGAAAATTTACAAGAAGGTCGTTTCCGTTTTCGCGGGGAAATGAAAACAACCAGTATCAGCGACTTTGTTAAATACTCAATCAAGAATGCAATTGATGAAGGTGTTAGCTGCTTTATTGATGCCGATGAAATGAGTGCCGAAACTATTTTTAATCTCGGCACAATAGGTAAAGCAGGTCATGCTGATAACACTGCTATTGTGAAATTAAAACAAACCGCCCCATTCACAGCATTATTAAAAATGGATGGTGTTAAATATCGTCAAAAACAATTAGCCGAGTGGTTAGAAGATTGGCACGATTATTTAATGGCATTTGATGCTGACGGTAATGTTTTAGATATCAAACAAGCTATTTCTGCTGTTCGTCGTATTACGATTGAATCAACACGCTCTGCTGAACATGAAAATGCTGATTTTAGTGCTAAACGCTCAGTGTTAGAAAATGTTGAAGCAAGAAGCAAAGACATTATGCCTGCTACATTCCAGTTTACTTGTACTCCTTATGACGAATTAAAAGAACGTAGCATTAAATTACGTTATAGCGTACTCACTGGTGATGATATTCCCGTTTTAGTTCTTCGAATCATTCAACTTGAAAAACTTGAAGAACAAATCGCTCAAGAGTTTCGAGATATGCTTTGCAATGAATTCAATGAAAGCAAAATCGAAACATTCATTGGTAAATTTTCAGCGTAATTAATCGCACAAATGCCACTAACTTGGTGGCATTTGTAAATTGTGTGGAGAGAATAATGTCTTATATTGCAACAGCAACAAATAAACATTTCTATTACCTCGATGTACGGATCGAAGATATAGACATTCAAGATATTGCGACAGGTTTAGCTAATGAGTGTCGCTTTAATGGACAGATTGATAATTTCTATTCTGTTGCTCAGCATTCTGTATATGCAAGTTATTTAGTTGCACCTGAATTTGCTTTAGAGGCCCTACTTCATGATGCCAGTGAAGCTTATGTCAAAGACCTACCGTCACCACTTAAAAAGTTATTGCCTGAATATAAATTAATTGAATTGCGTGTGGAAAAGATGATCCGCAAAAAGTTTGGATTACCTGAAAATATGTCTGATGAAGTCCATTTTGCAGATCTAATGATGTTAGCTACAGAAAAGCGTGATTTAGACATTGATGCAGGTAGTAACTGGTTAATGCTTGAAGGTATTCCAGCTAGCGATTTTGCTGTCACCCCGCTACCCCCTCGACAAGCAAAATTCCTATTCTTACGCCGTTTTAATGAACTTTATAAGGGGGTTGAGAATGGCTAACGGATCAGTAAACAAAGTAATTCTTATCGGCAATTTAGGGCGTGATCCTGAAATTCGTTATCTTCCTTCTGGTGGTGCTGTTGCCAATTTAGCTGTGGCCACATCAGAAAAATGGCGTGACAAACAAACAGGTGAAAATCGCGAAAAAACAGAATGGCATCGTGTTGTTCTGTTTGGAAAACTCGCTGATATCGCCAGTGGCTATTTATGTAAAGGCTCGCAAGTTTATATCGAGGGCCAACTACAAACGCGCGAGTGGGATGATAACGGCGTTAAACGCTATACAACAGAAATTGTTGTAAAGATTGGCGGTTCAATGCAAATGCTAGGTGGTGCTAGTAAATCAGCAGGTTCACAACCGGCACAGCAAAACCCGCCACCGGCTCAACCTCAAGCACAGAGTAGTCAACCACCAATGGATTTCGATGACGACATCCCCTTTGCCCCTATCGGACTCCCCTACCCACGCCACGCTATTTATGTGATTTAACCAAAGGGTATAACCATGAAAACGCTACATGGTCGCTGTATTCGTCGTTGGAAACTGAGATTTAAAGATGTTTGCGATTCGAAGGTTTCACCTTATTTCAGAAAACGCGACTTAAAAGGATTTTGTCGTGAATGTGGCGTTATTACTGCTGACATGATGATTCTAAACATGGCAGAGGGTAATGCTCACGTTGATTTTGATGGTAAACGCCATGGATGGTCACCTGAATTTTCAAAGTTCTTTGACGAGAACCGAGAGAAGTACATTACCGAAGCACGTTTGTTTCTCAACGAAGAAGCTACTAACGACGAAATAGATGACTTAATCGAAGAAGAAATCTCTAATTGGAATTAGGACTCAGTGCAAGGATGCAAACAGGAGATAGATATGACAGATAAACTCAAAGAAGAGATTAACGCACTTCAACAAGAAGTAGCTAGAGGTCACGTATATGAGTGGGAGTTACACAGACTAAATTTATTACTTTTAGTGATTGAGCATTACCTTTCAGAAAATAATTCCAAAGAGGCTCACTTGTGGGCGCAAAGCATATTCCAGTGGATTGACTCAGAGTTTTACGAAGAGATGAAAAGCAATACTGGAGATATTAACGCTTGGTTTAATAAACAAATGGAAGGCGCAGTAAGCACCGAGCGGGCGTTAAAAATAACTCGTGAGTTATATCCAGAAATTGAAAAGCTACGGACAGCTTAATTTAACTCGCAGGGATGCAATGAAGAGGAATGAATATGAAATTAACAGGCAAGCAAATTAAAACACTGGATATTGTGAGAGATAAGTTTGGCGCTGGAATTGATGGTAGAACACTTAAGTCTTTTGAGAAAAAAGGGTTAATTAGACAGACCATCCTTGGATGGACACTAACAAAATCAGGATTTGATATATTAAATAAGGTGGATTGATGGATAAATCAAGGCAGCAATTTGAAGCGTGGTTTAATTCTGGTCACGGAGAATTGCCTTATAGCGATAAAGGCAAGGAGGATTTAAAGACTTTATTATTTCAATCTTGGCAAGCATCACGCGAGAGTTTAATTAATGGCTTAGAGCCTGTTGGTTATATAACATCAAGCGGGTTCGATAATATAAAAGAATATGGATATACCCATCTAAATGAAGAAAGAAGTGAAAAAATAAATATACCACTCTATAAATTAGATTAAATAACCATGCAAATAATCGAATATGTATTACACATGTTAATACAGGGTTCTGCTGTGCCTGTTACGGAAGATATTTATACGCAATCGGAATGCAATAAACGTGCTGAATATTTAATGTCAGTGAGGAATGTTAAAGTTGTTTGTGGAGAGGTATGGAATGAAAGATAAATATTATGCTGGCTTGGAAAATTACAAAGATTGTATTGAGATTGAACCTACAACAAAAGATTGTTTTATTTTAAATACTCCATCTTGGAATATGGATGTGACAAAACAAGACTTAATTGACATCAGAAATACTATTAATGAAATACTAGGAGATGATAATGAATAAATACACCGAACTATCTGATTTCGAGATTAATTTATTAGTAGCTCAATCTGTTTTACCTGAAACGCAATACGATGTAATTAAACAAACAATGGATATTATCCAATTCCTTGTTGATGGCTCGTTTGGTTATCGCTTTTTCGCCCCATGCAATAACCCATCAGACGCAATGCCGATTATTATTGAAAATAAAATAGGGTTATCACCAATGTACCATTCTAATAAATGGACAGCTGACTGCCTTGATTATGACTTCATGTCAGTAAATAAAAACCCATACCGTGGCGCTATGGAAGTTTTTTTAATGATGAAGGATACGGAGAATAATCAATGAAACGAATTACATTATCAGAATGGAATAATAAATATTTCGCCAAACCTAGAAGTCCACGGCAATTATCTCGCTATATAAAGGAAGGTAGGTTATACCCTGCTCCAGAAAAGGTTGGTAGAGAATATGAGTTAGAGCCGTGGACAATTCTAACAAATGACAAAATGGTAAGGGAACCGCAATATTTAATGGAGAAAATTAATGGGCAGAAGCAGAAGTGCAAAGAACAAGGGGCTACCGCCTAACTTGTATTTGCGTAAAGGGATTTACTATTACAGGGATGTAAGAACTAAAAAGGAATTTTCTGTTGGCTCAAACAAATCATTGGCAATAACCGAAGCCATTCAAGCCAATTTAGCTATTTACAAACCTAAAGAGTCATTAGTTGACAGAATTAATAATATTCACTGTGTAACATTGCATGAGTGGTTGGATAAATATCAAGATGGGTTAAAGAAAAGAGGATTGAGGGAAAAAACGTTATATGATTACAACTCTAAAATAAAAATAATCAAGTTAAATATTGCTGACGCTCCGCTCAATGAAATAACCACAAAGGATATTGCTAGCTTTATCTCAAATTATTCTAAACGCTCTATGGCAAAGTTAATGAGGGTCACTCTGCTTGATGCATTTAATGAAGCTATAGCAGAAGGTTTACTAAATGAAAATCCTGTATCGGTAACTAGAGCACCGAAAACACAGGTTAATAGAGCTAGATTAACCTTGGATGATTTTAATTACGCAATAAATCATACAAATAAAAAATACAAAAATTTATTTTTACTAGCATTACTTACAGCACAACGAATTAGTGATATAGAAAATATGAAATGGAGTGATATAAAAAATGATAGGATATATATAACTCAAATTAAAACGGGAGCAAAAATATCAATACCGACGTCCTTAAAAATCGATGCTGTTAATGTCTCTATAAAAGAAGTGCTTGGTAATATAGAAAAGAAAGGTGATTTTATCTGTGGCGTTAAAGCTCAATCCATAAGAAAGGCTTTCTTGCAATCCTTACCTCAAAAAGACAATATGCCAACATTCCATGAGATAAGGAGTTTATCAGCAAGGTTATATGAAGATGAAAAAGGAGCCGAATTTGCCAAAAAGATACTTGGTCATAAGTCCATGCAAATGACTGACAGGTATCTTGATAATAGAGGTAGTGACTATATTGAATTATGA